TCAAATGGTTTCAATCTTGAATGATGTGTCAATGCTTTCCATCAACGGTCGGAGGTTTTCTTTCGCCTGTTCGTTGGTGTTACACCTCGTGTAGAGGTCTATTGTCGCTTCGTCTACTGCGAAGTCTGCTTCGTGTCCGTCTGCTGTTCCACGACTGAGAACAATGTCGCCGACGAGTACTTGGTTGAACAGGTATGTCATCGCAACATTTATTTCCTGTTTGCGGAGTAAACCTTCGTCGTGAACATATGCGTGTAGATCTTTGCGGAGTGGGTGTCTGACAACATCAAACCACCCGCCAACCATATGGTGGATCATGGTGTGTGCGTCGTCTACGGGTAGTTCAATGTGTCGGACTTCGCCGTTCGCTCTAACGAGTAGTGCTGATGTCATTTGCTGTTTCCTTTATTGTGTGATCGTATTCTTTGTCTAGGTTTTCCATGCGTTCAGGGAGATAGAACTCGTGTGTTGCGCGCGCGATGTAAGGGTTGCGCAACGGTTGCCATACGAGATGAACGCCTCGTGGGAGATAGTTTTTACACCATTCCGACGCTTCTACGCCGTCTTGGAACGGACCGTACATTTTCATTGTTCTGTCCATATAGATCAACGCGACTAACGGTATGTCAATGAAATGTTTGGTGAGATGTTCTGTTACGCGTTGTATTACTTTTTGGTGTTCTGCGAATGTGTCCCATTCATTGAAGTATGTTTCGCTCAGTTCGTCAAAGTATTGGTCGCTCATTTGATTGCGTTTGCCCATTCTTCTTCTGTTGGTGGTTGTGGTGTTGCTATCACAACGGTTTCGTTTTTGAGGTTATGTGCGACTACCCGTTCACGCTGAACAAGTAGTGTGATATCACCCGAGTATTCGTAGTAGTAGTCACCGAGGTCTACCGCACCGCATTTTGTATCTGCTACAAACTGTGCGTATGCGAGTAGACGATCGGCTTCTGTCTCGTATTCGTCTTTGGGACGAGCGAGTGGCATCTGCTCTTTTGGTTTACGCATATTCCACTTCGTTGTATGCGTCAAGGTCTGCTTCGCCGAGATCAAAGATGAGAACACTGTCCTCACCCATTGTGTCGCGTCCGAGAACGCTGACTTCGGTTTCGCCGTCCTTCCAATCAACCCGTGTGTGGTGGTGTCCGCAGATGTGGAACTGTGGTGTCACCTTGTCAAGGATTTCTTTTACAAGATGTCGCTGTGCGATAGATACTTGGATGTCGTCCTTGTAGGTGATTTTGTTCCCGTTGTCATACGGTGCTTCGTGGGTCATCAAGATATCAACGGGTTCGTTGCTGATGAGATCAACATCAAACGGGTTGATGAGTTCGCCACGCCACCACGAGTCGCCTTCCACACGGTCTAACCAATCAACTGAGTACGCACCTCCATAACCCATAAAGGTTGTTTCGTTGATTTGGAAACGACATCCACGAGGAATGTACTGTAACCATTCGTTAGGTGTTGGTATCGGGTTGTTGCGTCCGTTACAAGTTGTGAGGTCACGAATGATGTCGTGGTTCTCGTGGTTTCCGTCAATCCACAGAAACTTGATCTGTGCTTGCTCTGCGAGTTGTGCGACACTGTTCACGAACTTGCGTCCGAATGGTTTGTGTACCCAATATCCGAAGTCGCCTACCGAGATGATGTGCGTTACTTCGTTCTGTTGTGCGTGCCTGATTACCCATTCGGCGTGCTCAATGTTGCCGTGGATGTCGCCTGCGAACATTACCCGTTGGTTGTTCTGTTTAGGGTTTAGTAGTTGTTTCATACATATAAGTATATACGGGTACTGTCATATTGTCAACCCCATAAATGCCCTATTTTTAGCGGTTTCCCGTGATATATCCACAAGTAAGGTAGTGTATTCATATGGCTGAAACACCCACCCCCCAAGACCTGATCGGGCGCATCCCCGAAGACTTCGTAGATATCGTCGGACGCTTCATTGGGGACTCCGACATCAACACCGAACTACAAGAAGTCAAAGAACTGATGCCCGCTAGTCCCGTTGTCGCACTAATCGCCAACCATTTGGGCATCAACACAGAACCCCTCCCAACCAGCGAGTTGGATCAAGCAAAAGCATGGCTAGACGAACAAATCAGATGGCAAGACAGGTCTGTTGCAGTACAAAAGAAACTCGCAGAAAAAGCCCCCTTCGGTGAAGAACAAGCAATAAAAGGCGAAATCCCTATGTGGATGAACGCAAAATGGGCTCCGATGCTGTTGTTCCAATGGTCAGACGGCTTGCGTGACGCAGTTCTCCAAGCAGAAGAATATGTAGAGGAAGTTCTATGAGCGACACCCCCGACAACCTAGAAGTAGCAATGAACAAAGTCGCCGAAGACTTGACTCCGACGCGATCGCGTGCAGTTGGGAAAAAGAAGAAAAGTGAAGACGGGACTGAACTTTCTTCAACAGCACAAGAACAGGTGTTGTTTCGCGCTTCAACTGAGGACAAACAGAAATGGGAGGAATGCGCCAAACATTTAGGTATTTCTTTGGCTGAGTTTCTGCGTGTTTCCGCAAATGAAAAGGCTGAAAATGCGATGAAAGGTTGCGAACATCCGTTGGCTTTCCGCCGATCCTTCCCGTGGATGGAAGAATGCTTGAAATGCGGTGTACGACTCCGTAACGAAGACAGAACAACTTATCAAAACCGTCGCTAGTGAAGCCCCGCAAACCGCTCAAACGAACGCCACTCAAACGATCAACTAAACCGATCAAGAAGAAGTCGGCTAAACGGGAAGTCGCTGATGTGGAACGACGCATCTTTGTTGCGATGATGCTGAAGAAACACCCGTATTGTGTTGCGTGTCCTGTGTTTGCTGAACATGATGGCTTAGTTGCGTATGTTCGCCGTCCTTCGCGTGACATTCACGAGTTGGTGCGACGATCTCAGGGCGGATCGGTGGTTAGTGAAGATAACTGTATTGCTGTGTGTCGGGACTGTCACAACAGGATCGGCAACTATCCTCAGTTGGCTTTTGATTTGGGGTTAGCGAAACACTCGTGGGAATAACACCCGTAGTGTTATCGGCGGTGACGGCGGTTGTAGCGAACACCTTTGTTGTATAGCCGCACCCCTGCGATAAGAAGTAGCAAACCCGTTAGACGGCTCATTGTGTTTTCCCTCTCTTACAGAACTCTATATATCTAGACATTACGAAGTCTACGAACTCAGACTTTACTACTCCGTCCTCAATATCTTTGAGAACAGTGAACTCAGGTAAACCATTGTCATCATAAACATAGGTGACACACTTACCTGCGCTACCCCCGTCATACCCGTAGGTCGCTACAGTCAATGCCTCAGAAACAGGTGCGTTCGGGTTGTTCTTATACTCACGCTCTAGATCACCACGCTTATAACCCGTGACACTATCCAACTTTTTGAGACGAACATAACTATCCACAACGATACTTACAGTGTCAAACTCATCTAAACCATCATTGTATGCGTCACTCAACACATCAGGTAACGACTCAAAAGGGTGACCATCTACACCACTTTGACGACACTCAAACATATCGCCCTTCTGAAACACAACGAAAGACTGCATATCGCTAATCCCATTGTCTTCCTTACATATCTCAGTCTTACGAAGTTGTGCGATCTTCGCTATCTTCTCTACCTCTACAAGTACATCTATCACTTTACCCGTGTGCTCCTTTTTCGTTCAACGCTAAGACACGCTCTCAACGCTTCTTGCCTAGTGTCATGTGTAGACAACGGCATATTGCCACACTGTGTGTCTATCACCAACCATTTAGTAGATGGATATCTGTCAGGTGATATGTCGTATCTGTCGTTCATTTCGCTCCTATCAGTAACACGATTAGGCATAGTGTCATTGTTGCTATACCTATCAGTGCGTCTGTGTGTATGTCTAGTAACCAACTCATATAACAAACTATATAACACTATCAGTCATATGTCAAGTATCACCCGTAACCCACCCGTAGCACAAAAAACCAAAACAACAAAACCCCACCCCCCCCAAAAAAAACAAAACCAAAACCAAACCCCTACCGCTCAACCCTCCACCTCAACCCCAAACCCCTACGCCTCGCATTCGCCTCCAACCTACGAGACCGCTCAGGCTCAGGCAACAACAAATACTGCGCCACACGCTTAGCATTCTTCCTCTCACGCTCATACTCACGCCTATACAAACGCTTCGCCTCAGTATTCTCACGACACCTCCTCTCCCACTCACGACGGGACTCACGATCACGAAAAGGCACGCCAAAACCACCTAAACAAACCAAAAACAACACAAAAAATAAACAAAACAACAAACACATCAACAAAATGAACAACAAACACAAACCACAACAGTTGACAAATCCAAAACAAAACAACCAACACAAACAACAAAGGAACAAGAACACGCATCATCACAAAACCCTTACAACACAAGGGTTATACGACAACACACACTGCAACACAAACAACACACACTGCAACAAGATCATAAGCGGGGCTGTCAACCTTTTGAGCGCGTCATATAGCAGGGGGCGGTGGTGCGACAAATTTTTTGGTCGGGTTTTGTTTTTTAGGTTTATCTGACTGGGGGCTGTTTGGTTTTGGTTTTGGTTTGTAGATTTTTTCTAGTTGTTGGATTTCTTTTTGGAGTTGTTGTATTTCTTTTTCTAGTTTTTTGAGTTGTTGGTCTAGGGTTTGTTTTTGTTTTGGTGGTGTCATTGGTGGTGCTTTCTGTTTGGTGGATCATGTTGATGCAGGTGAGGTAGCCGATGGTGTCTAGGAGTGTGTCGTAGTGGAGTTTTCCTTGGTCTAGGTTGGTTTTTAGTCGTGCGAGTTTGACGGAGACCATGAAGAGTAGTGCGTCGTTGAGGGTGAGTTGGTGTCCTGTGAGTGTTTTGTAGATGTTGATGACTTTGGTGTAGTCGTCTTTGGGGTGTCCGTAGGTGTTTTGTCTGTCTTGGTTGACGATTTGGTGGGCGTGTTGGAGGATTTCGGTTCCGGGGGTGGGTTGTTTTTTATTTTTGTTGGGCATGGTTGTTTTAGTTTATCTGTGCTGGGTGTGTTGGGGGTCGTTTTTTAAAAAATGGGCGCGGCTTTTGTGGGTTTTTTATTTTGTGTATTACACAGTATTTGTCTGTTGGTGCGGTTTGTCGTCGGCAGGGTGTTCCGCTGTATGTGGTTGTTGCGGTGCATTTTCTGCGGGTTTGGTTCATGGTGGTGTGAGTTGTGATGTGTGTATTAGTCGGGTGTTTTCAGGGTCGTAGTCTGATTGTGAACCTATTTCCCATGCGTCGGTTTGTTTGATCCATCCGTAGAGGTGAACTTCCCGTAATTCGGGCATTATGGGGCGTGCTACCCATAGGACGAGTTTGGGGATGTTGTTTTGGTGTCGGCGTACTGCGGCGGAGTCTCGGGTTCTGAGCCTGCGTACTTCTATGTTTGCGCCCACATCAGCGATGTGTCGGTATTTGTTGTGTTCGCTTGCGTGCCAAACATGCCCTGACCAATAGCGGTTGGTGTGTTTTGCTACTGCTAGTTCGCAGACTGCTGACGCCACTTGTGCTGTTCTGTTGTCTTCTTGGCGTGTTTTATCTTGGTAGTGGGGTGCGTCTCGTTTGTCCCAATTTGCCGTGTATCTACGAATTCCGACATCGCAGGCGTGCTCGTATTCCCATGCCTCTAATTTTATTATGACGGGTTCCATCTCGTTGTAGTTTATCTAGCGGGGGACTATTTTGTTTTTGAGATGATCTGATAACCCTCGTCGGTGACTGCCACCTGCCATTGGACTTCGCTGAATCGTTGACGCAACCCGTACACCTCTATGGTGATTTTGTTGAGCGGGTGGGTTTGTCCCACGAAATTTTTGTATACGACCCATTGGTTTGGGTTTTGTTTTACTTGTTCTACAAACAGTTGGACTCGTCCTCGTGCTTGTTTTCTTGTTACGAATGTGGGGTTTTCCACAAATTCAAGTTGGCTGAATGTTTCGGTAATCATTGTTATTTCTCCTGTATTTCTAGGTTTATTTATTGTTTGATTAGCGTAGCGGGTATTTAAACAAAAAGCAACTTTTATTTGCCTTGTATTTGTGCTTCTTTCACATATTTTTCGTCTATATCGTATCCGATATATTTTCTGCCGAGTTTTCGGGCGGTTGTTGTGGTTGTTCCGATCCCATTGAAGGGGTCTAGGACGATGTCGTCTGGTTGTGTGGTGAGAAGGATGCAGTTTTCTACGAGTTGTATGGGGAATGGTGCGGGGTGGATTGTTTGCCGTTGTGGGGGGATGTCCCATATTTCGCCAAGATATTTGGGGTCTATGTTGTCGCGGAATGTTTTCGGCTTGTCTTTGGATAGCCAATAGATGTGTTCGGTGTTTGGAAGCAGGTGGTCTTTGCGTATGTTGGGGCTATTTTTGCGGTTCCAGATGATCAGTTGATAGATGTGTGCGTTTGTTTTGTGTATGAATTCTGTTGGTAGCCGTGCTTGGTTGTTGTGTCGGCGGGGTTTGTGGTTGAAAAAGATTGATCCGTCGGGGGTGATGATTCGGTGTAGTTCGTTGATTATTTCTATTATCCAGTTTTGGTATTCGTTTTCTGGCATGTTGTCGTGGTATTCGTTGTAGTCAATGTTGTGTTTCTGCCAGATTTGGTTGCTGTTTTGTGTTTTGCCGTTCTGTATCCCTTTTTTGTTGTATGGCGGTGAGGTGACAACGGTGTTGATGCTGTTATCTGCAAGGTTTTTGAGTTCTTGTAGGGCATCACCGCATTTTATGATGTTGGTCTCCACGCGGTTTAGTTTATCCAGCGTGGGACGTTAGAACGGTTCTCTGTTGACTGATTTTGCGTTTCGGGTTGTTTTTTGTATGCGCCAAATTGTATTGCTGAAAAGATTTGCGGCTTGATCAGCGTTTTGTCCTGATAGGAGCATGATGTGATTCTCGGATGTTTCTGGAAGTGTGTCAAACGGGTAGCCCTGTAACGCACCTTCCGCATATTGGCAGTTAGATATTTCCATGAGGAACCGCCAGTCTTTTTCTTCTTGTGGGGTGTGGAGTGAGTTGAAATCTATGTAGAGACCTTTGAATGATTGGAGCGCTATTTGTGATGCTGTGTTGAATGCGATTCCGCCCGTCCCAATACAGATGATTGTATCGCATTGGTTTTTGAGAGCCGTAATGTCGGGGAGTTCTATGATC